AATTGAGTAAGTAACTGTTCTTGATGTATCGCTTGTAACTGAATCAAAACCAATAGGAGAAAAACCTGTTATAGTTCCTTTGTTTGCTAAACCTTTAGAGATAGAACCAAAAGATGTTATTGATTGATTTGTTAAAGATGCAATACTACAAGTAAACGTAGGTAGAGAAGCTGTAGGTTGTGAAAATGTTTTTGAAACTTCTACTGTTGAACCTGTGTTAGAATATCCTGCTGGAACAGTTACATTAAAAAACAAAGTTACATTTCTATTGCTTCCTGTTGTGTTTGCTGGATAGCTTGTTATTGTACTACCTCCACTTGAATCTTTTATTGCAGTTATAGTTCCGTTTACACTTGGGTTTACAATTACTCCTGCTTGTGATATTGAACCACCTGATAAATAAGCATCTGATGAGGTATAGGCTTCTGCTGCTGTTGTTGTTACTTGAATTGTTTGTGTTGCTTTACAATGAGTTAAATCGCCATCTGTGGCTTCAACAAGTAATTTTTTGTTTGTACCTGCTTTCCTAACTGATATAATTGTTAAAGTATCTCCTAAAACTGATGTTATAAAATGTTCTAAATTATTATTTGTAATTAAATAACCTGATACAGTTCCACCTGTAAAATAAGAAGATAGGTCTATGCTTACTGAATTACCACCTGTATTTAATGATTGATTAGGAATTGATCCATTGTTTGTTATTCCATTTGTACAAGATGTTGCAGGTTGTGTTGCTGTTGCATTACAATTTATTGTATCATCCCCTGCATTACTAAAGTTTGGTGGTATGCTTAAAGTAAATGTTATTGTTCTACTTGTGTCTGTTCCTACTGCTGCAAATTTACCATCTGCAAAATCTCCTGCTGTTGAGGTGTAAGAAATTATTTCACCATAAACAGAAGTTGGTAGTGTTACATTTCCAAACTCATCTACTGATAAATTTTGTAAGTTAATAGTTGCACAATCTAATGCAACTGCTGGTAAAGCAGGTTCACCATACTTTAAATAAAAAGGGCTTCTTACGTTTATCTTTGTACTCATTAGTTTCTAAATAAATTATTTACATCTTCACCAAAAGCAAATGCTAAATCATCAGGTAGTTTTTTAAACGCTTGTTCAAATGGTTTAGTAAAAAACAAACTTGGTTTTAATCCTTTTCTGTATATGCTTCTTGCTATTAAAAACCCTATTGTATTATAACTACCTTTTTTAAACTTACCATCTTTATCTCTTAATCTTATGTTCTTACTTTTTGCCCATTGTGCCAATGGTTTGATAGGTGGCATTTTGTTTGTATATGAAAAGGGTGTATTGTATTTTTTTTCTGTTCCACTTACACCACGATCTTGAAACATACCGTAGTCTTCCATTTCAAAAGACAAAGTGTTTTTTTTATTATCTAAAAAATAAGCAAGGCTTTTATATAATTGACCATCTGATGAGGTTGTACCTTTACCTTTTTTTGATTTGTTTTTTGATAACCTTGTTCTTGCTTGTTGTACTACAAACTTACCAAACTTATTTAGTTCTTTATTTAGGTTTTCTAACTGCATATTGTCATATCGTTTTGTACTAATACATCAAATGTTGCAGTCCATCCTGCTAACTTGTTTTCAAACCTATCTACAAATGGTTCACAGTTTACATCACCCTGTACTTGGTAAAGTTCTGTATATAGATCACCACGTTGTAAGATGTTTATTATTCTTGTTAGTAATCCTAATTGTGTATTTAGCACATCTTGTTCGTTATCGTTTCCTACAAATATATCAGTAGTTGCTTCTTTACTTATATCTACAATGTCCATTGCAAGAATAGAAATATTAAATGTTAGTGTTTTAGTTCCTACTGTAGTGTTGTTTACTATGATATGTGATAATGGAAATATTGTTTGCTTGTTAAGGTCTACATCATCTAAACTTCCAAATGTAACTGTATTAACAAATGGTTCTGCTGCAAGTGCTGTTTTTAATTGTTCTGTTACGTTGTAAAAACCTTTCATCGTTTTTTAATTAACTTCTTTTCTAATTCTACTTTATCTTTTTCAAATGCTAAATACATTAAACATTCGTGGACGTTAAGCTTGGTAACCTCGTCAAACTTGGTAGCATCTCCTTTAGCAATACCATAGACCGACTGATACCAGCCCCACTTTGATCCAAAGCTTCCTTCTGCTGAATAGTCAGTTTGTTCGGCAACTCCTTCTGTAAATAGTTCAGGATAGTTTGTGTTAACTCGTTGCTTAAATGATAAAAAAAAACCATAGCACCAAACACAATATCTAAAGGCATACGCTTTAGCTTATCGTTCATACCATCGTAATCTTCTATGTTGTACTTCTTATCTTTATTAAATTTAATTGGTCTGTATAACACGCTCATTGCTTTGTGCATATTATCCCACTTACCCAAGTTCTCATCTAAATCTATAAACTCACCTAATGACATATCATCAAGTACAGGTATAAATCCATATTCTACATTGCCTAAAGTAAACGTAGGTACTAAACTATGCTTCTGGTCAAATATCTTGTTGAGGTGTACAACTATCTCTTGTACTGATTTGTATTTTATGTTTGCAACATCCTTTAAGTTAAGGCTACAAAATATCTCTACCATCTTTTGTAGTAAGAATGTAGATTCTTTATTTTCTTCTGTATTTAACTTTTCAAATCTTTGGTATTGATCTAAAGTTATTTCTTTTAGTGAATCAGGTACATTTATTTCTACTTTCATATAAGTACAATAACTAAAACACTATTCTGTATAAAAGGAAAAGGTAACATCTCTGCTACCTAATCCCAAACCAAATCAAATGAAAAAAATTAAATGTAATTGTGATATAATATCCTATATAGATCTTCTATAGCTTTTTCTAATTCAATACTATTTTGATCATATATTTTTTTGCCTTGTATATAGTTATAATCTATAGCTGCAATTAGTTTAACTACAGGTGGTTTATTATATCTACCTCTACCTAATGGCTTTTGAATAACTTTAATATTGTTATCCCAACACTTGTTTAATATTTTATAATATTCTATATCCATCCTAGATCATATCTTAAATATAACAATAAATCTAATACACCATACATAGTTGTGATCCATGTAACATTAAATAATATACCTAATAATATGTTCTTTTTTGTAAATACTTGTTTTAATATTTCTAAATCTTTCATAATATAATTATTGGTTAATAAAAAAGGGGTATTGCTACCCCTTATTAATTTTAAATTATTTTGATTGTGATCCAATACTATTTACTAAATTTGTAGTACAATACATCGGTGTAACTCCATCGTCGCCTGCAAAATCTTCCATGCTATCATATATTAAACCTTTTTTAATTAAAGAGCTTAAAATTCCTTTTTGCTTATTAGTAATTCCTATTCCATCAAATTCAGAATAACCACTACCAATACCATCGATTTCACTTTCTATTATTTCTTGTAATAATTTATTTTCGTTTTTTGTAATCTTTTTTGTCATTTTATTTAATATTTATTTGTTTTGGTTAGTACAAATATACACATTTTTTTAATATATAAACAATTTATTAACTTTTTTAGTAAATGTAGTATTCTCCTTTGTTTGGATTCTCTAATATAGAGCTAAGGATATATCTTGCTGCGTCAATGCAGTGGTCACCGCTTGTAGGGTTTGGTTTTTGTAATGTATTGCCTTGTTTATCTTGCATCCAAATATAGCCATTTAGTTCTCTTATTAGGTTTTTACTTCGTTGAGTGACGTATATAAGATTCTGATTTATTAAGTTAATTCCATATACAATAGAATCTCTTCCTTTGCTTACAGGATATATAGGATGGCCGTAGCTTAACAATTCGGCTATAGACTTTGGTTCAGCACTATCTGCGTAGATTATATCATTAACTTGATTGTTTTTTAAGAATTGACTTATATCGCTATTTAGCATTCCTTTCTTACATAAGACCTCATCAAATATATATGAATTATTATACTTATACAAAGCTACAAGAGTACTAGGGTCTACACTATATCCAAAGTCCATGCCATAAACTAATAATCTTGTTTCATCTGGTACTGATGTTATCTCT